CATTGGTGTACCTTTTGAGTCCACTTACAGATTATCACCTCAATATATTAGAGAAAGTTCTGGTAGAGGTTTAGTAGCTATTACATCTGGTAGATACCAAATAAGAAATATTAGATTTAATTATGAAAATTCTGGTTTCTTCCAAGTAGAAGTAACACCTACTGGTAGAGATAAAAGTACAACAGTTATGAACGGTTATATTATTGGTACTGCTACAAGTAAAGTAGGAATACCAGCAATTAACTCAGGTACTCTTTTGGTACCCGTTATAGCCAGAAACACAGATTTTACACTTGATATTAAGAGTAGTTCGCATCTACCTGTATATATTGCAAGTGCTGAGATTGAAGGCTATTATCACACACGTTCAAGAAGGATTTAATATGAAAGAAGCTTTTGTGCGAGAAGCACAACTTATAGATGCTATACATTTAGCACCTAGATTAAGAAAAATTGATAGAGAAGAAATTAGAGCTGCAAGTAATGTATCTTGTTTAGAAGCTTTAGTTACACCATTTACATCTGATAATGCCAAAACATATTCAGTTGTTAAAACAGAAACTGATGAAGTTATAGGAATGTTTGGTTCCGCACCTTCACATGACCCTGAGTACGGTGTAGCATGGTTATTGTCTAGTGAAGATTTATATAACCATACAAAAGAATTTGTAAAACAATCACCACACTGGATAAGTGAAATGGGAAAAGGTTATACTTATCTATATAATTTTGTAGATAAAAGAAATTGGAAATCACTTAAGTGGTTGCAATATTTAGGGTTTGAACCCAAAGAACAAATAGATAATTATGGTGTAGGTAATATGCCATTTTTATTAATGATAAAGGAGATAAAACAATAAACTATGTGTGATGTAGTTACTGCTTTAAAGATAGGTGCAGCAGTTTATTCGCACCAAGCAAAACGAGCTGTAGCAAAAGGAAAAAATAAAGCTAATGAACAAACACGTAGAAACTCTGACCAAGCATATCTTAATGATATATCAAAAATAGATAGAGAAGCAGTGTCAGCTAGTAGAGAAAAACAAGCTGAAAATATGAAAAACAAATTAAAAAAGCAAAAAGACATAGCAAAAAGTTTAAATTTAAATGCTGGTAATGGAGATAAAATTATACAAGATATTACAGGAACTTATGACCAATCATTTTTAGATACAGCTAGAGATTATGAAACAGATGTATTTAGATTAGATACACAAGAAAAAGAAGCTTATGCAGCACAACAAAGAAGATATAATAGTATTAAACCTGTGTCTATGCCTAGTGATACTGGTTTATTCTTAGAAGTAGCAACAATAGGTGCTGAAGGTTATCAAAAACACACAAACGCACAAAAACCAAAGGTTTAATAAATGGCATATAAATCAAGAGTAAGTAATAAATACATGGGAGCAACATTTGCTGGACAAGTTAATGCTGCATCAGACTCAGAAGCTATGGATTTAGCTAGAACATTACAAAGAACTGTTAATCCTGCATTAGAAAGAATATATGCTAGAAACATTGAAAAACAAAAAGATACTGCAAAAGAAAAGATTAATCAATTATTTTTAGAAGGTAAAAAATCTGATGTTATTCAACAAGAAATACTAGAGGGAAAACATCCAGAATTATCTGGTAGATATGTAGAAAAAACTGTGTCTTATCACACAGGAAGACATGAAGCTATTGATGCTATTTCTAATATAGAAGCAAATAAAAATAAATATGACCATACTAAAACTAATTTACCAGCATTTTATAAAGAATATTTACCTAGTTTTGCTAATAAAGATGGTTCTTATACACTAGGGTTTGCTGCTGTTTTTAATCAATACAAAACTAAAGAAGCTATTAATGATGCTGAAGTTAGAAACAAATATGCTAAAACACAAAAAATTAATCAAGGTGCTAAAATAATATCTAATGTACCTGTTAATGAAGTATGGGACACAGTTAATTCGTTAAATGTCCCGCTCCCACCAGAAGAAGGTCAAACCAAACCTAGACAATTTTATTCCAATGAAGAACTTAATGAAGTTGTTTTACAACATGCTGGTAATTTATTAAACACAGCTACTACCACAGAAGAAATTGATAGAGCAATAAAGATATTATCAACTGATAGAGGTATTAAAAAAGATGGAACTAAATTAGGTTCTTTAGTTGATACTAAAAGAACAGATGTGTCTGAGTTAGTTGGTAAGTTAAATAGAAAAAGAGTTACACTAGAAAATCAAAATAGAATTAATGAAGATTACAAAGAAAAACAAACAATTAAACAAATATTTTCTGACGCTTTTTCTGATAATGAAGATGGCACACCTAAAACTTATGCACAGCAAATGGAACAATTTGAGAAACTTAAAAAGATTGGAAGACCATCATTATTAACAGCATTTAGAAATGTTATGAATGTTAATAGAAGCATAGAAACAGACCCTGCTAAAGTAGATGGTTTTATGATTGAGATTATTAGTGGTAATTTTACAGACCAAACAGATATGATTAAAGCATTTACTGACAGAAATATGCCTGCTTCTGATTTAACTAAAGCATTAACATATTGGGAAAAATGGAATACAAACAACAATAGAGGTGTTAAACCTATTCATCAAAGTAATTCTACATACGTACAAACAATGTCTCAAATTAAAGCAGCTGTTAAAGGTAATTTTACTACAAATGGAATACTTGCTTCTAACGGAGCGCAAGCCATCTTTAATGCTACTAATTACATGATTAAAGAGATTGCCGATTATGAAGCAAGATTTGAAATAGAAAATAAAAGAAAACCTAATAATTCTGAAAGACAACAATTTATACAAAATTTAGGTAAGTATGTAATTGACACATTTAAAGGCACAGTTGACCCTACAACATTATCAGTTACAGAAAGAGAACAACAAGCTGAAGAAGCTGAAAAGAAAAGAAAACAAACAGTACAAATTTATAAAGATTTAGGTATTACTACATTAATTGATAATCTTAATAAATCATTAGAAAAAGGTGGTTTTGTATTACCTACTATGACTGATGAAGATAGGTCTATCTTTAAAGGTGCTGCTACTGAAAGAAAAGAATTTGAAGCTGCTAAAGTTGTTCCTGCTTTACAAAATTATTTAACACAATCTTTTGGAGTTGCTTTTACACCTGAAATGTTTAAAGCCATGACAAATCAAGATGTTAATGCTATGATTGCCAATATTTCAAAATCATTAAAAGTTGACCAAACACTTGTTAGACAGGCAATAAAAACAATAGTAACAGGAAAATAATAAATGGCAGATTTATCCATTCTTAATGTAACCTCTTCAACATCTACAGCACCTGAGATAAAATCAGAAGAGTATCTAAATGTAGATACCGAAGCTGATTTACAAAAAGCTGCAAACGCTAAAGCTGCATTAGAAGAAATACAAACACCTAAATTTTATGATACTTTAAGAAGTTACTATTCTTATAGAGAAGGTGATAATAAATTTAATGACATGTCTCATGCAGATTTATTAGAATATTTTTATTCAGATAGAAGTTGGAGAAATAATAACACAATATCTATGAGTAAAGATATGTTTAATGTAATGGCTGAAGAAGATGAACAAAGATTAAAACAATTTGCTTACATACAACAAACATACCAACAATTACCGTATTGGTGGGATGACCCAAATAGAAGTTTTGGTGGGTGGTTAATGGATAATGGTGGTGCTATGTTATCTGACCCTGTTAACTTAATAGGTGTTGGTGTGGGTGGACAAGTATCTAAACAAGCTTACAAAGTGGCCTTAAGACAAGCTTTAAAAGGTAAAATGGCTGGTGAAATTAATGAGCTAACTATTAAAGAAGCTGCTAAACAAGCTCAACAAGCAGCATTAGGACAAGCTATTAAAAAAGGTGCGCTATATGAAGGTTTTATTGGTTTAGGTGTATCTGGTGCACAGGATGCTATATTACAAAACATTGCTATTGAAACAGGTGTTCAAGATGAATTTAGTTTAAAACAAACAGGTATATCAAGTGCTGCTGGTTTTGGTTTTGGAACTCTGTTTGGTGCTGGATTTTCATACGGAGCATTTAAATTAACAAGTAAGAATTTACAAAAACAATCTGTAGCACAACTTATAGATTTACAAAATTATGGTAGAAGTGAAATAACAGGTAAAAGATTATTTGAAGACATAGCTATCAAAAAAGAAAAAAAGAATTATTATCAAAATTTATCTAAAGAACAAATAGATGAAATAGAACTTAAAAGTAAATTAATAGGTGACACAGTAGATGCACGTATTAAAAACCTAAGAAAAACAGCAGACGCAAATGTTACTACTGCTGACAAACCCCCAGTAACCCCTTTCAATTACACCAAATATAAACGTGGTGCAGCTCTCACATATTTAAGAAATGCAGCTAGAGAACTTTCAGGAGAAATAGGGACTGAAAAAGTAACTTTAGAGCAAATGACTAGAGTAGCTGAACAATTAAATCTTGACCCTGTTAAATTAAGAAAGTTAGCTAAATCAAAAGCAAAAGAAGATAGAGAGTTGTATGGTCTTATTATAGCACATGGTGACTCTATGATTAAAGAAGCTGATGATATTATTAAATTAGCTAATGAATTAAACAGAGTAGATTTAACACCTAAAGAAAAAATAACAATTAAAAAAGAATTACAATTAAGAAACGACATCTTAAGTGAATTAATGGATGTTCAAAAATCTTTACAAGAAAACTATGCTAGAGCAACTACAGCTGGTAGAGTTATTAAGGACAAAGAAAGAGCAGCTCAATTAATCATATCACCAGAAGATATTGGTATGGTTAAATTAAAACAAGATAATCCAGATGAGTTCTGGAGAGTTGTGTCACAATTAGATGACAGTGACCAAGTTATACTTGCATTACAAAATGCTAGAAAAGTTAATAAATGGGACTTAGCAGCTGAATATGTTAACAATAACTTATTATCTTCACCTGATACACACATTCTAAACATCCTATCAGGTCTTACACAAACACAGTGGAAACCTTTTATTATGTTACTTAGAAGTGCTAACATGACTACAAAAGATTTAACTAGAGCAAAAGTCATAGCTAGAGAAGCATTACAAACATATATCTACCAGTATGTGTACACAGCACATGCAATAAAAAGGTCGTTAAAAAGTTTTTGGATGGGAAGACCTGTGTTAGATGCTACACAAATGAAATATGATAGTAATATTAGACAAGGTCAGTTACAAAGATTTATTAATGAAACTGGAAAATTATTTACTGAACCATTAGGTGTAGTTGGTACAGGAATACAAAGAGGTGTGGTAGAACCTGTATCATACATTACAAGTTTACCTATGAGAATATTATCAGCAGGTGATGAGTTTCTTAAAACTATGATGTTCAAAGCTAGAGCAGCTGCACTTATACACTCAAGAATACTTGAAGAAACACCTGACATTGGAGTTTATGGTTGGAAGAACAGAGCTAAATACAAAGCTAGATTTAAAGAATTAGAAGGTGATTATATTAATAGTAAAGGACAGGCTATTGAAACAGATGATATAATCAATGACCCATTACAATACGCTAGAGAAGGTTCATATACACAATCAGCTTATTCTATTAATCCATTAACAGGTAAAAAAGAAGGTGGTATTACAGGTAGTATATTGTCTTTTACTAATAAACATAGATGGTTACGAGCTATGGGTATGCACTTTATTAATACACCATCAAACTTATTGAGATGGACACATCAACATTTTCCATTGTTAGGTCGTTTTCAATTACAAATGCGACACATGTTAGCTAAAGGTTCTGATGGTAAATACATAAATCCAGAAGCTGCTGCTGAAGCTAACGCAAGAATACAAGCAGGATGGTTAATATGGTCTGCTGCTTTCTTGGCTGCTATTAATGGAAGAACAACAGGCGGTGGTTCAAGAGACTGGAAAGAAAATGCCGAAAGAACTAAGATGACAGGTTGGCAAGAATATTCTATTGTAAGAGATGATGGAAATCATGTTTCAGGAAATAGACTTGACCCAGTAATGACACCATTTTTTATTGCTGCTGATATTGTAGATGCTATTAATGATTTTACAAAACACAATAAAGATTTACCAGAAGAAGTAGAAAACAAATATACTGAATTAGCTATGGCAACTGTTGCTAGTATAACTAGAAACTTAACTTCTAAGTTTTATACTAAAAATATTTTAGAAACAGCTAACTTTTTTATGAGTGATGACTTTATGAAAGCAAGAGCTCCAGATAATATTGGTTCATCTATATTGGCAAGAGCTATATATAAAATAACACCATTATCAGGTGGATTAAGATATGCAAGCAGAGTGCAAGATGATTATGAAAGAGAATTGTTTACATTTGCTGATAAATTAAGAACATTAAATCCATTTACTGATAGAGATAGAACTATGCCTAGACGTAATATGTTAGGTGAAAAAGTTGATAGAAAAAGAGGTTGGTTATTTGGATTAGGTGATGATGAAGGTTTATGGTCTTCACCTTTTGCTATGACTAAATTTAAAAATACAGAAACAGCTAAATTCTTTCAAAACAGAGAATTAAATTATAAAGCACCACAAAAAGTAGATAGATATACAAACATTGATTTAAGAACTATTAGAAACAATAAAGGTCAAACAGCTTATGATAGATGGTTAGAGCTTAAGATGGAAGTTAAAATACCATATAAAGGTAAAGAATATAACTTAAAAGATTTAATTGAAACTGTTGTAGCAGATAAAGGTAGTAATTTATACAGATTACCAAAAGATGTTGTAGCAGGTGACGATTACAGACAGAAATATATACTAGATATTGTACATGCAGTAGAACGAGAAGCTTATAGAAGAATGTGGAAAGAGTTTCCTGTATTGCAGAAAACTTTAGAAAATAGAGATTTATTTATAAAAGAGAAAGCAAATGAGGCACTTCAAGAATTTATGCAAGCAATTCAATAAAGTACCCCTTTTAGAAGAATATAACAATTATGGCTAATTCATTTGTAAGATATACAGGCGACGGTAGTACCGCTGCATACGCTATTCCTTTTTCTTATAGAAGTACAGACGATTTAACAGTCACAATATCAGGTGTAGAAACATCAGCCTACACACTTGATGGTGCTGGAACTACATTAACATTTGATACCGCACCAGCTGACCAGTCTGCTATTGAAATAAGAAGATATACAAGTCAAACAACCAAATTAGTAGATTATAGTTCAGGTTCAGTTTTAACTGAAAGCGATTTAGATACAGATAGTGACCAAGCGTTCTATATGTCTCAAGAGGCAATAGACAAAGCTGGTGATGTTATCTCATTAGATAACACAGATTTTAACTGG